TATACCTGCATCTGCGCCTGGCTGAACGGATCAAAATTGCTAGAAAACGGGCCTGTTGCTAGACCAAATGAGCGTCTAAAAATTTGTCTTACTGTAATTACTTCTTGTGGTAGGGTGTATATGTCCACATCTTGTTCTAACTGCATGAAGCTATAACTTTCTTCATATGCATTATTAGCACGTTGGCGATATACACCTAATGTGCGCTGATATGCAGCTTCATAGTGCTCAGGATCTAGTTCAACATCAATCATTTGATCGCCCAAGAGCAAGCGGGCATAATCAATTAAACCTTGTTTTAAATTTGTTAATGTATCTAGTTCCTGGGCCATATAATATCCTCGCCCTGTATTTACCGGATCCGTAATAGCAGCAAGTTCTCATTGCCGCGCCCATTAAACTTGGTCTCTGTTGCCTTGATATCTTTAAAATACTTACGGGCGGCTGGTGCTCCTCCGGCTAGCAAAGCTTTTATTTGCTCTGCAGGTTTCCGAAGAGTCTTTTGTATTGAGTTAGTGGCATCAAATCCAATGATAGCAGAACTTTTAACCGTAAAATTTTGTACATGGCTATCTGCCACAAGATGTATAAGTTTACGTTTTTTAGTATCATAAAGCCAGGCTTCACTGGCTCCTACAAGTTTGGTTGCCGGTTCGCTGACAAGTTTAAGTTCGGCAAATTCTTTAAGATATTTAAATTTCTGTGTAAGCTTTTCTGCACTTACTGGCTTTTTCTTACGTGGCTTGCGCTCGACTTTCTTAATCTGAACATAACTATCACAGTCTGCCAGTACCTGATCAGCAAATTTTACTAAATTTCTTAACTGTATTTTTCCTAGATGTCCATAGGCTTCGACTAACTGGCTATCTTTGCCTTCCATAGCTTCAAAAAACTCGTCTCTATGGCGTACCCATGCTGTGCGTACGATACTGATATGCTGAGGGCTGATATTCATGCCTCTAAGAATACTAATTGGCTTATGCTCGTTGCCAATTTTTACACCGCTGGCAACAATATCGTCGAGCATGCCTTCTAGTTCTCCGCCCACTTCAGCTGCTTTTTCTTTAAGTCTATCTTGAATGTTAGGTTTTACTATTACAACTTCTTCCTCCACTGCGGCAGTTTTAGTCTGTTTTGCCACATAAATTTGATTAGAGATATAATTATCCAATTTTAACTGCTCATGCTCAGTTAATTGCAAACCACGCAGACTGATTCTGGCTAACCAGCCTAGAGTTGGGGTAATAGTAGTTTCTGGCACCCGCCCAAAATCCTTAGCGTCTTTTTGCCTATCGTTTCTGCTTAACCAATCTAAAATAAATTCTTTGGCTTCCTTTTTACCAAAATGATAATGATACCAAGTAAATGCGTAGGTCAAAGCACTGCTACGCACATCGCTTTCAGGCTGAGTTTTCCAGTCTGGTTCAGGGCCTGTGTATTTGATATCAGTTTTTGGATTGAGCTGTTTTATTGGTTTTAGCTGGGCCATATTCCCTCCATAATAAAGCGTAATTATAACAGCTACCCCAATATTGGTCAAATACAAAAACCATAAATATTTGGGGAAAATACTATGCCAAGATTAAGCTTATACCGTCCAAATCGGTCAAGAGATTACCAATTTCTTGATAGAACAATTAAAGAAATGTACACAGTGGGTGGCATAGACATCTTTGTCCACAAATATCTTGGCCCTAAAACTGATGATACCAGCACCGAAGAAAGCAACAACGATGCTACTTTACCGCAATACAGCACTAGTAATCCCTTGTTTATTGAAGATTTGCTTTTACTAGAAAATAGGGATAGAAAGTACGATCAAGACGTTTACGTTATGCGCGGTGTGTACAAACATCAGGACATTGATTTTGATCTTACACAATTTGGACTGTTTTTAAACAACGACACGCTGTTTATCACATTCCATTATAACGACATGATTGACACGTTTGGCAGAAAGCTAATGAGCGGTGACGTGTTGGAAGTACCAAATCTTAAAGACTACAACCCACTTAACACATCATTGCCAGAAGCACTGCCTAGATACTACGTAATTCAGGATGCAAATTTTGCGTCAGAAGGATTTAGTCAAACGTGGTACCCACACCTGTGGCGTGTTAAAGCAACACCAATGGTTAATGCCCAAGAATTTCAGGACATTTTGAAAAAGCCCATGGTAAAAGATACCGCCTGGGATCCAGGTAATTACTACCCAATTGGTAGTATAGTAAACCAAAATGGGCAATACTTTCTAGCAACAAAGAATGTTCCGGCTAATATTGATATTACCAATACAGATTACTGGAGCTCGTACACTCCGCTAACTCAAGCGGATCTAATGACCACGCGAGCAAAAGATTTAGAAATTAATGATGCAATACTTGTTCAGGCTGAGGCTGAAGTACCTAAGAGCGGTTATGATACTGTAAAATTTTATATTTTACCAACCAATCCAGATGGAGCTCCAGCTGATCCAGTGAGTTACACTGCTGACTTAACTTTATCTGACGCAAGTAGAACTATTTCTGATACTCAGGATAATTTAACACCAGAAGCTGATGGTTACACTCAAGGTTATCTAACTGGTGATGGTATAGCTCCAAATGGCCTACCAGTAATTCCAGCGGTAAGTTTTCCACTAGGTGTTGATAAAGGTACCTATTGTTTAAGATTAGACTATTTCCCTCAAAGATTGTTTAGATATGATGGACGTCGTTGGATTAAGGTAGAAGAGGCAGTAAGAACTAACTTAACCCCAGGATCTGACAATAATACTTTACGCTCATCATTTGTAAACAATACATACACAGTTAACACTAGCGACATTGGCCCAATACCAAGTCGCCAGAGTTTAAGTCAAGCATTAAAGATTACTGCTGATAACGGCGACCAAGGTGGTAATAAAACACCTAAACCATATCCGCCAACACAACCAGGACAAAAGTCTAGTTAACTATGCAACAATTTTTTTATGACGGGCAGCTACGCCGTTTCTTATTACAATTTACTAGAATGGTTTCTAACTTCCAAGTTGAATATGGAAGAACTGAAGCTGGAAATAGTCCTGATAATACACTGATCAGAGTGCCTGTACGCTACGGTGATGCTAGTAGGCAAGCTCAAACGATCATACAGCAAAACTCAGCTAATCAATTGCCGTCAACCCCGTTAATGACATTTTACATTACAAGTTTAGACTATGACCGTGAACGGGTACAAGAGCCATACTTTGTTGATAAAATTAATGTAAGGCAGCGGTACTATGATTCTGAAAATCAAACCTATGAAACTACTCAAGGTAATGCATTTACTATTGAGAGACTGATGCCTGTGCCATTTAAACTTAGCGTCAATCTTGATATCTGGACCAGTAACACCAACCAAAAGATGCAGTTGTTAGAACAGTTATTAACTTTGTTTAATCCAAGTTTAGAAATACAAAGTACCGACAACTATATTGATTGGACTAGTTTGAGTACAGTGTATCTTGACGGTATAACCTGGAGCTCTAGAGTTATTCCGGTAGGTCAAGATAATCCCATCGACATTGCTACATTAAAATTCAGCATGCCAATTTGGTTATCAGCCCCTGCTAAGATTAAGAAGTTAGGTGTAGTTGAAAGAGTTATTATGAGCATCTATGACGCCAATGGTGATGCTAATAACGCAGTTCTTGATAATGATTTATTATTAGGTACACGTTTAAAAGTTACGCCATACGATTATCAGGTGTTTCTACTTAATGGTCAACTTCAAATATTACGTAACAACGCAGTTATCAGTCAGCCTGCCACTAGTCTAATACCACCACAAAGTCCAGTAGATGATCAAATTGTATGGCCTGCTGTAATTAACATATATGGAATATTACGGCCTGGCATCAGTTATATTACTTTAGATGATCCATGGAATCCTGATCAACAAATTATAGGAACTGTGGCAGTTAATCCTGCCGATGAAAGGTTCTTGATGTTTACTGTTGATCCTGATACCATACCTAGTAATACATTAGCGCCAATTGATGCAATTATCAATCCACTGTTAAGTGGTCCAGAAAATGGTCTAGATTCTAGCCTATTAGGGCAACGGTATCTATTAACCGAGCCAACTGGCAGTAATCAAAATTACAATTTAATTTTCAATCCTGTCACCTTAGAGAATGTACCATTTAATGCCAATCCACCAGCATGGCTGGGAGTAAACGGTCAACCATTAATTGCTAATGCTAATGATATAGTTGAATATGATGGACAACGTTGGCGTGTAGTATTTGACAGTCAAAACCAGCCTGAAACACAATATGTTACAAACATTAGAACAAGTATTCAATATAAATGGACTGGCGAAGACTGGATAAAAAGTTATGATGGCCTATATCCGGGAGGTTCATGGAATCTAATACTGTAACAGCAGTTGGAGTTTGGTTTTACTGCATTAACACAAAACGATATCTTTATCTAATGCGCGATGATCCAAGACATCCAAATAGTTGGGGCTTGGTAGGTGGAAAATGTGAAGAAGGAGAAAGTTTACTTGACGCCATTTACCGTGAATGCTATGAAGAGATAGGTTTAGATTTTGTAAACACAAAATTTTTACCATTAGAAAAGTTTACCAGCCCAGACGGAATTTTTGTTTACCATACATTTTTTTGTACAACAAACATTGAGTTTGTTCCTATATTAAATGAAGAACATATTGGATATGCATGG